ACCCTGACAAAAACAGGCTTGGGAAAAACGCCCGTGATACAGAAAAAGACATGGTAGGCGACGCTCTTGATGACATGATGGACGCGATAACCAACAGCAAACAATTTATTCATGTGGTTCAAGGTGATACAGGCTCAAAAATGATGCTTGTAATCGAACCTTTCGAACTGGGAAAAACAGGAACGGCATGGTCTGCCGTTTCTATTATACCGTTAAGCACTGTAATGGCTTCTGTAAACCGCATGACAATGGTTTTAATAATACTCAGCGTTGTTATTCTTGGCATTATAACGGTTATTATTTTAGTTATAGCGCAATCAATTACGGCTCCTCTTAAAACAATGGAAGGAGTATTTGAATTCATCGGTAAAGGCGACTTTACTCATACTCTTGAAGCAAAGACCAATGATGAAATCGGTAATATATCCAGAGCGCTTAACGTAACCCTAGACAATATTAAAGGTCTTATCGGAACAATCAAAACTGAATCTGCGGAATTGTCGGAAATCGGCACGGAACTTTCCTCTAACATGAACGAGACTGCCGCCGCGGTTAACGAGATTAACGCAAACATTCAGAGCATCAAGGGACGCGCAATTAACCAGAGCGCCAGCGTTTCAGAAACAAACGCTACGATGGAACAGATAACAGTCAACATTACCAAGCTGAACGAGCAGGTTGAAAAACAGACAACCGCGGTTGCACAATCATCGTCCGCTATTGAACAGATGCTCGCAAATATTCAGTCTGTAACCCAGACGCTTATCAAGAACATGGAAAATGTGAACCAGCTTGAATCCGCATCTGAAGTAGGACGCACAGGCTTACAGGATGTAGCGCAGGACATTCAGGAAATTGCCCGCGAATCTGAAGGTCTTTTGGAAATCAACTCGGTTATGGAAAACATCGCGAGCCAGACCAACCTGCTCTCGATGAACGCCGCTATCGAAGCCGCCCACGCAGGCGAAGCCGGAAAGGGTTTCGCGGTTGTCGCCGACGAAATCAGAAAGCTCGCGGAAAGCTCCTCCGAGCAGTCAAAGACAATCAGCACGGTATTAAAGAAAATCAAAGAGTCCATCGACAAGATCACCCAATCAACAGAAAGTGTTCTTGAAAAATTTGAAACGATCGACAAGCACATTAAGACGGTATCGGATCAGGAAGAAAACATCCGCAACGCGATGGAAGAACAGGGACAGGGAAGCAAGCAGATTCTTGAAGCCATCGGAAACCTGAACGGCATTACCCGTGACGTAAAGCATGGCTCAGGCGAAATGCGCAACGGCTCTAGGGAAGTAATTACAGAAGGCAAAAACCTCGAAATTATCACTCAGGAGATTACGGGCGGCATGAACGAAATGGCAACCGGCGCCGATCAAATCAATATCGCTGTTCACCGTGTTAATGAATTGACAGTTACGAATAAGGAAAAGATTGGGCTGTTGATGACAGAGGTTGTGAAGTTCAAGGTTGAGTAAGCGCCATTAAAACAGCGCTTACTCACGCGATATGTGCAATTTGTATTGTAATATTAAAACAATACGCAATAACGTTCGGATAAAGATTAATTTTAATTACGGCACTATCGCGCCCTTAATCTCCGACCACTGCCCAAGTATTCCCCTTTCGTTTTGCCATGCGGCGGCAACATAGACTGCTCCCTGCCTGCGCTATTCCAGTAACTCCGCAGGGCTTGCAGCCTATGCTACTAATTTTGCAGAGTTGATAACTGAAACTTCGGAGCCTGCGGATAGCGCGAATTTGTCAACCAGTTTTTCGAGTTGTTCGGCGATTGTTCCGCTGTACCAGACATTGCCGCATTCTGTGCAGACTTGTGCGGGAACATGCCGGACTACAATTACACTTTGCTCAATATCTTCAGTGTAGGTTACTTTCTTTTCTTCCATTTCCGCTTTGCAGATTCCGCATTTCATGGTTTATTATATCACAGGATATATTTAATGTGGTAGATGTTGATGGGATGTACCTTTACGGCACTATAGCGCTCTTAATCTCCGACCACTGACCAAGTATTCCTCTTTCGTTTTGCCATGCGGCGGCTACATAAACCGTTTTTCCTCTTTGAGATTCTTCAAAATGCAGAGCAAAAGGCGTTCTGCTTGCCATTGTGTGATGATTTAATACATCGGGGCTTTCAGGGTGAATTTAGCAGAGAATAGAATTTGAAATAGCAGCGAATAGATGGGTTTTATAAGAATTTATCGGTTTTTATCGGCATTGTAAATGTAAAGGACTTACACAATGTGTAATAAAAAGCGCCACAAAATTTTGCATAAATTATTTAAAAAAGACCTGTTTAATCGCCAATTATCAACCAATCATCAGGGTTAAATATTGTTAAAATATTAATTTAAAAGACAACATTTTATAGGATTTTTTAGGCTTGATTTTCCAAATAAAAAACAAGCCGTTCAAGAGATTTCGCTATTTTTGTAAGTGATTCTTCGGTGGTTGGTGGCTTTCTACCTCTTTTAGTACCTGTTATTTTTTCATTGTTTTTTATGAAGCGATTAAGCGCGGATTTTGTTATCAATTTCTTACCAGCTTCTTTATTAATTAATGCTACAATTTCTAACCGAGTAATTGCTGGGTTTTTTAACATTTTTACAATTTTATCATAAAATATTTTTGGTAACTTATTTACTGTAGATATTTGTCCCATAAAAATCTCCTTTATAAAAATTTAAGTTGTATTTTTTTAAAAAGGTATGTAAGCAAAATTAATGTAAAAAAATCATTGCACATAGTGAAATATTCATTTCATTTTTAACCCTAGTATTTAAATCTGAAATTGTCACCATGTAATAATTTCAGAATATAAAAAAAGAGACGCTTTCGCGCCTCTTTTAATAAAAACAAATTCTCAAGGTTTATCAGTCGGTAACGCTAACCCCTCCCTGTTACGGACTGATCGCATGGGCTGTTCTTTTACTTATCGGGTTCATGTTTTTATTGCTTCCAATTCAGTAATACAATCGTCAATGATATAAAAAAGACCAGGGATCGTTTTTATTCGAAAATCGGTTTTTTCATTAGCGTATTCATATAATTGAAAGATATCGGTTAAGGCTGAAAGTTTGCATGTAACCTTTTCAGTTACGTCATCATAATCATTTATATTATTTATAACCCCATTTGACCCAACAATTATAACCAGATTTGAAATATTAATAATGGACTTAACGTAAGATTAAACGCGTATTATTCTGTATAAACCCTGCCCCCATTTTCCCAGACAACGCCGCCGAGTTCGTCCGCCTGTTTTCCCGGGTAGAGAAGATAATAGTTTTCTTTGGTTTATTCGCAGGTACGCGCTTTTAAGTTATTTCGGATAGAAGGAATCCCGACAACAATTAAATATAGCCAGCCCCATTTGTCTTTTTTTTCAGTAAGAAATAACTGGACGATACAGCCCAGAAGAGTTTGAGGAAGTTCCCATAAAACCTGATACCATTTCATTATAGAACTCCACGTAATTTATTAATTTCTGAAAAATATCACTAATGCCTCATTAGAACTGTTCATACTTGAAAAAGTTATACTGGAACCATTAAACACGCTAACACTAGATACATCAGCGCGAAATAACACATAGCTACCCGCGAAGGCAGTACGGAAATTTATCGTTATTGAGGTATTAACTGAGCTGGCTGTTAGCAAAGTAATTGCTAATATCTTTGCGCTTTCGTATCCTAATGGTATGGTGAATGTAGTATTATATGCATCTGTCTTTGCTGTATAAATATTGCCCATCAGGTGCTTAATATTATTGGCAAATATCTGCGCTAGGGCAGTTAAACCTCTTGCCGCGGGTGTTGCTTGAACGTCCGAAGCTGACGGCGCTGCTATAGTAACCTGTAAATCATTTTCTTTAAAAACAGGACAATTGTTAATACTCTGCGCTGCCGCGCTCGATAAACCGGCAGCCGCTTGAGTCAAATAAAAATTGCAGTTTTTTGCCGTAAATGACGCGCCTTGAAAAACAACACCGCTATAAGCACACGAAACGTGCGGGATATTTTCAAGAGTAATAGTGCCGCTGCTTGTCAGACTGATATAGCTAGCCAATTCCAACCTGTTTATGTTTGACAAAGTTAACGCCGTATATGCGTTGCTCATATACTCTCTTAAATATACGCTGTTAAAATTGGTAAAATTCAGGGTCTTTACGGATGACGCGGCGGTCAGTCTTACATAACTTATATCAAGATCGCACCCGGCGTGACCTTTTATGTCTGAATTGCCTGACCGCGTAATGATGCGAACGGTTGTTGACGTCAGGGATTCATTTCTTATGGTTAATTTTTTTACACCTTCGGGTACTGTCAAATTAAAATCTACTGTAATGTTCGCCGAAAGCATTATCATTATTTCAGCGTTTTGGTATAACGTCAGATTTTCGTTGATTGTGTTTATCACGGCTGCCCATGCTGCCGCGTCTGATACATTATAAGTTATTAAACCTGTTAAAAAACTTCCTTCCAAAACGTCGCTGGCGCTGGGACGCTGGTTTTGCGCGAGTATTCCGTCTGACCCGAGAGTCGCTACGCCGTTTACTTTTCCTTTTTCGGTTTTGTCGATCTTGCTGTCAAACAGCTCGTTAATCGCGCCGATGATGTTTTTGGCTGCGGTTTTCAATGTGTTTATATGAGCGCCGAACCATGCGAATATGCCGCCGGAAGTAATAAGACCCGCGCTGTTTTCTGTCGGTATCGTTTCAGGGTTGGCGAGCTTTTCAACTAATGCCGCGGTTATGTTGCTGTTTAGCGCCGCTGTCTGCGCTGCCGTAAAAGGCGTATCGTTAATTTTATATTGAGGCGACCACAAGCCATCGCTGAAAAGAGCGCGCCACACGGAATTGACGGAACCCAGTACCGGATCATGGTTTATAAAAACCGCGTAATCGTTTTGCGTCGGCTGCTTTGGCGTGCCGCCCGAATACCAGGGACCGGCTCTTAAAGCCTCCAGACTTGCCCATTGAAAATCGCCAAGTGAATCGGGCGTTAAAAACCATGCCGCGACATTTGAGACTGTAGAGTTTACAAAGTTCTTGTCTGCAAGCAGATTTTCTATATTCGCCTGATTTGGGATCAGTCCCATTATATGATCGGCTATTATCTGTAACGCTTCATCGCCCAGCCGCCGGGCTGCGGTTTCCGCGTTCAGAGACTGTTCTTGAGCCGCGAGCGTCTCGTGCGCGTTTTCAATACCGTCTTCGATATTGTTCATATTCTGAACAGAGAACGGCGTTCCCGGTTCTGTCACGGAAGACGGCTCGTTATGCAGGATCACAGACCTTGCCGTTTCATCTTCCTTGCGGTGCCTGTTTAAGTTTGAGCCTTTCCGGGCTTTCCAAATTGTTTTATTATATGCCATGCCTATAGTGTATCAGGCGTATTTCAAAGTTGCCCTAAATGGGATAAAGGCATATAATTAAATTTAAAGGAGAAAAGCTGATGAAAAAATCCCCTTTATCCCATTTAGGGTTTGCTTTTTTTATTTTTGTTACAATGTGTTTTATGAATTGCGAACAAACAGAAACACAACCTGAAGAAAAAATTCCTGAAAATGTATTTGTCGGGAAGGCATGGGAGTGGAGTACCAATGATATAAATGATTTTATTCAGATTAAAATATCTTTTTATGAGACATCATTTTCTGTTTATCACAAAATAGAAAGAGTAAATTATGAAGAAACTTTTACAGGGACATATTCATTATTTTATGAAGAATTAATCGAGCCTCCTCTTGATCCGTATTATGAGGAAAGAATCAGATTCATTTCCGAAGAACCGACATTAAACGGCACTGCGAGATATGATTTTCCTCCGAATGGTATTGTTCATTTTAGTACCAAATCAGGAAATCTAACCTATGGAAACAAATCAGGTACTGCTATTTTTAATCAAGATTTAACTCCAGTATCAGATTAAGTTACAATTCTAAGATACCCAGCTTTGTCTCTATATACGGAATCTTTGAGCAGTCCCTCGGCGCCAGATCTTAGATCATTCAACCTGAAGGCAGGACCTCTTTTCCCGCCATCGATTGTAAGCGTACCTTGAAGGTAGCCTTCATCGCGACCGTCTATCCAAGAAATTTCTACAGTACTGCCGACACAGTGAATCTCTGCGTAAACTTGCCAATACTGTGAATTACCGGAGACTCCTATTCTATCTCTAAACTTAATTCCAAATACAGATTTAGTTTGTCCTCCTGCGACCCAGCTTCCTGATATGGGGAAAACAGCTGTTGGGAAAGTATTGCCAGCGACACCGCCCAAAAAATGAATAAGAAGCTCTCTTACTGTGCTGTAATAACCAAACGTAACCTGCGGAACATCCTCGCCAACCGGCGTACTGCTTGATTGCATTAAACCGGATATAATATCACCATTAAAAAAAGCGTTTCCTCTAGCAGTAAATTTATTAAACTCGGCATTACCAGTATCGCCATCGATTTTAAACCCTGACTTTCCCTCGCTATAATTCGAGCTCATTATCGCTCCGCCGTTCTGCAGTTTGATTAAACTGCTTTGAAGCTCGCCAATAAAAGCGTCTTGCGCCCAAAGTTTTCTTGTAAATACCGCGGCGAACCATTCTACGTTTTTTCCCAGTAATTCAAGACCGTCGTTTAAAGTCTGCATATACAGGTCTGAAAAATTATCAGTAGAGCGGTATTCCCATGCCGCTCCTGTCCATTGAAAAACGCTGCCGGCAGGTTTGTTATTAATTACTGGAATAGCGAGAACAAAATCGCCTTGCCGCGCCTGTATCGAGCCTTGTCCGTATAAAGGACCTCTTGTAATTGTTACAGTAGCGTTGTTTAGCGTTAACGCGCTTACGGCGCCCATGTATCTGGGAGCGGAAATGTTCGCGGTTCTCGATACCGTTAACGTTAATGTATATTGTCCGCCCCTGTATGCCGCGCGTACAGTAAAATTATTAACATTGTTTTGAACGGCAGCTTTACTGATATTTATAAGCCCGTTTGAATTTATCAATATCCCGTTTGGATTTCCGTCTATGGAAAAACTGACATCCGTTAAAACGGAATTCCACATGTTTAATCTTGCCTGGCTTATAACAGGCAGAATGTCGTTACCGTTTACATCGGTGTTAAGGGTGATATTCCGAGGATCCAGGCTAAGCCAAATTGGCGTAACGTCCTCAACTCCGCGCTGCGCTTTGATTCTTACGGGCGCGCCCCACGCGCCGCTCTCGATTGACTGTGCAATTTTTGTCGACTGCCATAAAGATCGGAATGTCTGATTTAAATACCAGCCGCCGTCTTGCCCGTCGCCCGCGGGGCGTGAAGGCTCTTCTTCGCTGTCGTGATAAACGGCGAAACTTGTCCAGCCGTCAGGGTTTACAGTCCCGGGATCAACGGCGCCCGATACCGGGGTAATCCTGTTCACAAAATCGGGAAGAATAAAATTCGGTTTATCAACATCAAATATTTCCGGGCTGTATTCAACGCAGGTTAAAACCGCGGTAAAGTTCTGCCCTGGCTGTATGTCGGTTATAATCAAATCCAGCGCCTCATAGCCGCGAACGCCGAAAGCGTAAACGCTGCCGGCTTTTAAATAATGGAGAATCTCGGCGCTCGATATTGGTTCCGTAAAATAAATTACATTTACAGGCTCGTAATAAACATTGTTTTTTTCATCAACAGCGTACATTTCGCCGACAAACGGATCAAACAATTCTCCTTCTTCTCCGGGATAATACGTCATCGATTTTTCCCGGCGTATTCCGGGATTTAATACGGCGTCTTTTAAAATTATGGAACCGTCGGACAATCTTATGCGGACGCAGTACTGTTTGTCGTCTGTCATAACAACGGGCTCGTCCGTATCGATGCCGACGCAAACACCGTCCGCCCAAATTGTTCCCTTAATTCTGCCCTGAACGGATCCTGTAAGAGCGACATCTCCGGCGTATTGAATCCAGTCGCCTTTGTTTATGACAAGATATTCGATATCAGCCTCAATCGTGTGAACGAAAGGACGGTTCTTTATGCATGCGTAGTTGTACATTCCAAGACGCCGCGCCTGAATGGAATTCGTAACTCCCCACAGACCGCACTTCTGGATTGTTTTCGGCTCATCTATTTTGTTGCCGTTTTTCGTGTTATAGACAAGGGTGTCGTTTTGCGCGAACCCTGAATCTTCATCGATGAACTGCATTGCTATCGCTTCGGGAACATCGGCGTTAAACATGGATATGCTGTAACTGATCGAGTTTTTCGGCGTGAATAATTGCATGTGCGCAGGACGTTCAATATCCTGAACAACGGATATCTTCGAATCAATTCTTAAAATATCCGCGCGTGACGTGCTGCCGATCATTCTGATAAGTTCTGCGATGGTGACGGATTCCGACAGGTACGCGTTACAGGTATAGTCATGCTCTTCGCACCACGCGTAAAACGTTTCGACAGATTGCCAGTCGATATCGTCATTGTCCACAACCTGCTGCGCGGCTCTTCCCTGTAACGCGTAAAGCAGGGCGGATGCCGGGTTACGCGTCTTTTCTACGGTCATCCAGTGAAGAGGACCGGAACCTGTCTGCGTGTGTACCGGGAAAACGGAAGTCGCGACATAATTAAAACTGTCGAGCATATTGTTTAATTTAGCGGTAGCCATTACGCGAAGAGCGATAATGGTTAAATCTTTCTGCCGCTTCCCTCGGATCGGGCGAACGGGATTTCCCTCTTTATCTTTTGTTTTATAGGAACGCACGGAACCGGCATAAACCTGATCGATTATTTTCGAGTCTGAACTGTCAAGAGAAACGCGTTCTATTTTTACTTTATATTCCGCGGGCGTAAGATTTTCTACCGTAAGCTGCTTTCTCTTTGTTTTCAACTCCGCGCCGTAAAAAATAATGTCTCCCATCTCTATATAATCGGGATCATTAGGACCTATGTACGACACCTTGACATGCACACCGGCATCGACAAGATTTCCCTCGTCGTCGTATTTTCCGATACCGTTATGCATAAAGACGTCTACGTTTATCTTGTCCGTATTATCGGGCGTGGTGCGGATAATTTCGCCCGATATTTTTCCGCCGTCGCCGTCGTCAACTTCCTTTTGAAGAGGCGCGTTAATAGCGTCCTCGTGCACGCAGTAAGGATAAATTTCAGACGGGTCTCCGTTCTGTATAATTTCAAGGCTTATTACAGGATCCAGTCCCTGCAAAATCGCGTTGATGTCTTTTGAATGGGACAGATCCACTATGGATGTATCGCCTAACTTTATGCTGTCTAAATCAATTTCACAATCTTTATAACCACCGCAAAAAAGCTGCGTCAAATACTGCGTATTTCCGATGATCTCCGTGTGCGGATTCGCCGCCAAATCAGGATAGATTCGATGACGCCCGAACAATACCGGGATTCTTCCGTGAAGCCTTGCCTGATTTTTACCGCCGCGGATGGAAGGATCGTTATCGGGTTTTTCCCGGTCCTTCAGCGATGGCGTCGGAATATTTACGTTCATCAGAACCGTGCCGCCAAGAGTCATGGAAAGCCCGGAGCCGATAAGCGCCACTCCGATACCCGCAAGAGATCCTGCGCTCGCGATGGAGATTATTGCGCCCAGCCCCATAAGAACCCATCCGCCGATTTTCATGCCTCTTCCGCTTTCCTCTAATGTTCCGTAAGGTACAAATTTAATCACAAGAGTATCGCCGCTTGCCGCGCACTCGCTGAAATCTTTAACTATTTCGCCGTTACGGCAAACACGCGCCTGCGAAAGCGGAAAACCCGTATTCAGGCTGTTTATAATTTCCGCTATAGGTTTTGGATTGGAAGTAATTTTAATTCTGCCGGATCTAAGCGGATGCGGCTGTACAATAATGTTAACTGACACGGTAATACCCCTCTATTCTGCCTCTTAATCCCGGATGAGTTTCCCTCTGGCAGACGCTGCCGGTTTTGGCTCCGGTGTGCAGAATGTATCCTCCGCCGGCAGCAATCCCTACATGACACGGGCTGCCCTGTTCCGTAATTACCGCCAAAGCCTTCTCTTGCGGCTTTGACAATTTTTCCGCCGCCAGCACAGGGCGGTGTTCTGCGAACAGTTTTGCCGTTTCCCGGATGTTTTGGGCGTCCTCATAGTTATTCGACAATTCAGGTAACTCTATATTGTATTCGTTACGCAAAATCAGTCTGACAAGCCCGTAGCAGTCGCAGCCTTCCATCGTTCTGCCGTTGGAAACAAACGGGATGCCAACATATTTTTTTACCCAGTCATACATAATCAAAAAAACAACCCCTCAAAATCATCAGGCGAATAAGTGTCTTTAGGAAACTTACGGTCTATCATGTAAGAATCGTATACGTCGCCTTCGATGGTTTCCTTGCTCGCTCTTACATTTCTTAAACGGTATTTTAAAGGTCCTCGTTCGTACACGTCAGGATTGTCAGCCATGATGACGCAGACGTTTACAAGGATTTCCTTTCCGACCGCTTTTTTTATTTCCTGGAAAATTATCTGATCCGTGTTGTCGATAACCAACCTGCACGGACGCGGCGCGTCTTGTGTCTGCTCCGGTAAAACGACCGTAAAGGCGGCAGCCGTATACTCTTCGCCTCTTGACGTTATGTGCTGGTTGTTATCCACAAACCTTAGTATTGCGCCGCCGCCGGATATTTCGATTGTAAGTAAGTGTAAAAATACTTTTTCAGTTTCAGGCGCGAGAACGGCTTGCGTCGCTTCTTTGGATATCCGGCTCATGACAGTAACCTCCGTTTCATAAACGCTCCAGCGACATCGAGACTTCGCAGAAACCATCAGCGGACGCTTCCTGATAAGGTTCCGTAAAACGAAACTCCGCCGTCTCCAGAGTTTGAGGATCCGTGAAATTAAATCTCAAAACGCCGTCGGCGAGAGTGATCATGTAAAACCTTTCAAGTTCAGCCCGCGCCGATTCATCCAGCAGCATTTTTCCGGAAAAAACTTTTATGGAAGCCGTGTAACGTCGCCGCGTTTTAACAGGCCCTGCGTCCATCGCGGTGCGTACAATGTTCGTATTTCGTTTTGCGGATAAACCATTCATAAGAAGCGTTTTAGGCAAAGTGTCGGGCCATGATATTTCCGCCATGATCAAACTCCTACAGGCCGGCTGCCGAAACGCGTCATGGCGCGATCCGCTTTGCCTGATGATATATGGTTATTAATAATCTGCCCGACTATTACATCGATTTGCTTGTTGCCTTCGCTGTCGGTACTTTCTTCCTGCCTGACCTCTTCGCTTGTATTGTTAATAATGTTAACAGTTACATTCGCGCCGCCGCCTTGCGCAGCGACGCCCAGATCGCCGTTCGCCATCCGCCTAAGCGGCATAATTGACTCCGGTCCCGCTTCGCCCATTACGCCGAGCTTTCCGCCGTGGCGGAAATATGTAGGCGTATTTACGATTTGGTTTGTAAACGATCCGCCGTGCGCGTAAGGGATAATACCATTCGCGTCAAACGCGTTTCCGTGAGCGTTTGCCGTAGCTGAATCCTGTCTCCCTCTCACATAACCGTCAATAACAGCGGATGTTCCTGCGGCCGCTACAAACCCGAGTCCGAGAGCCCACTGTCCTTGCGCGATAAGCTGTAAGCCCGCCTGCAAAAACATATTCGGCAGTTGGTTTAATATTTGCTGCGCCATGTCCGCCATCGCCTGTTTAAAATCATCAACGCCTTCGGAACCCTTTGCGAACAATTCTCCGACAGCGCTAAGCCCTGTAAGAATACTGTCAAAACTTATCATTGCAAGCTGTGCCGCGATGTTTCCAAGAGCTTCTGTAGCTTGTTTTTCTAAATTGGGGAAAATCTCTTTGAGGCCGTCAGCGACTTTTTTCGAAAACATTTCTTCGAAACTTAACGCCGCTTTTTCTGTTGCATCGCTCAGCTCTTTAATATTTTTAATTAACTCTTCTGCTTTTTCAATTTCTATATCTGTTGCTCCTGCGGTTCTCATTGACGCAAGAGCGAGATCGTATTTATCTTTAGTTAAACCTTGAACCTCGTCGCTTAATGTTTGATATTCTTCCTGCAAACTCTTCAATGTGTCTTCGATACTCATTCGGTCTTCAAGTGATTTTGCTTCTTCGCCAAGCTTGCGGTATTCTGCTATAAGTTTATCTATTTCCTCATGATGTTGTTTAAAAGGTCTGTTTATTTGATCAGGGTCTATGGATAAAAGTTCTACAAGAGCGTTTTGAACGTCAGACTGGCGGCTTCTTAATATCGGAGTGATGTCAAACTGTTGGTCTAACGCTTCCGCTATCGTTGTTTGCGCCGTAAGTCCGCGCTCAAAATTCGCGATGTATAATTGCGCAGCTTTAGCTCCGCTGTCGCCGAATAACTCGGGGTCTACTTTCGCAATTTCACCGAACCATTTCTGCCATGTTTTTTTAGTTTCAGTTACTGTAGGCGGTCCTATAGCTACACCTAACGGACGAATTGTTGCGCCGCTGCTTAACTCTGAAATTTCTTGCAGTATCCTGTCTATTTCTGATTGCGCCTGCGGTGATCTGCCATTAATATTTTTTAGAACTTGCAGCATCGCTTCAGAACTTTGAGAAGAAACTGCTTCTATCCATGCGTCATTTCCTGATTGGAGTATTCTTTCTACAGAATCATAACCTCTGGATCGCAGAGTTTCAAAAAAATCTTCAATTTTTCTGCTCTCGGATGTATACCCATTAAGCGCTTCATCTACCCAACTTGAAACAACATTATCGGGATTTACAGGCGTTTCAAGAATATCAATTAATGATCGTACCCTGACCATTGTACTTGCCGCAATTTCATCTGCTTGCCTTGTAACATAAGTCAACCGCTGATTTAATGCCAGCAATCTTGCTGCCGCTTCAGTTGCCGCCGCAAAATTTCCGGTTTCTCTGGCGGCATCGTACATGTCTTTTGTCAGCCCTCTTATTTGTCTGCTGACTTCATCAAATGATGCGTTTTTTATAAGTTCCTGGTTACTGTTACTTATTTTTTTAATTGACGTATCGTAATCTTTTGCAGCCTGATCAAATTTAGACCTTGCATCAGCAAAAGCTGTAACAAATAAGGCGACACCCGCAGCCGCTGCTGCCAGTCCAATAATCGCCGGATTAGCTGCTAACATAGTCATTGCTGAACTAATACTTTTAATTGCTTTTGTGGCTGGACCAGAAATGACTATAATTCCGCCCATACCAAGAACAAACCTTTTAGTACCTTCGTCCATATCTGTAATGCCGTGAAGTATTGAGCTCGCTCCATCAAGTAGATCGGCGGCTATCGGTAAAAGCGTTTCACCGAACGCGGCAAGAGCCTGCTTCGCGTCATCGGCTGCGCTGGAAAACTTTTCAAGCACTGTGCCGGAAAGCTCGTTCATCATTCCGGCGAACTGACCGCCGGGAGATGTCATGGATTTAAAAGCGCGTTCAAGATCGGAAAAACCTATCTTTCCTTCAGCCGCCAGCTTTTTTATGTTTTCCTCTGATGTCCCCATTTCTTTCGCCAACTGTTTAACAATCGGAATGCCTTTCTGCTGTAAACTTACAAGATCGCGCGTTGTAAGATTGCCAACAGCCCGCACATGTTCAAAAGAGCCTGATATTTCACCGAACGAGACACCCGTCCCGGCGGCAATGTTGCCTAACATTTCTATGGTTGACGTGGCGTACTGGGTGTCTTTACCCATGTTCACCATCGCCTTGCCAAGAGAAAATACTTCATCAGTATTCAAGCCCGGAGACGCGCCAAGCTTTCGCCAGTCTTCAAAAACCGATGCCGCTTCCTCGGCGGAGCCGAGCATATTTTTAAGAGAGAGTTTTAATTTTTCGTTTTCCCCGGCGAACTTTACCGCGGCGATTCCTGCACCGCCCAAGACGCCTGAAATGATTAAAGATTTTTTAGATAATGAATCGAGGGCTTCTCCAAGAGACGCGGTTTTCTTTTCGGAATCTTCGACTCCGTCAGAGAGTTTTTTAAAGTTTTCGATTGCGCGGGCTACTTCAGCTTCTACCAGTACCCGCAGTTCGTCCGTTACCTGCATCCCGATCCCTTTCTTTTAAAAGTTCCAGTTCCGTATCAAATAATTCTACAAGCTCGACAAGAGAGGCAGGCTCGCGTATCCAGTCGGGACCGTGCGGCCAGCCGTAGCGTTTTATTTTGCTCCACAAGTTATACGCTTCATAAAAATCAGGGGTGAGGTAATCAAATACTTCACCCCTTTTAATTACATGCTCCCGAAGGATTAATTTTTCATTGGCGTAACAGGGTTTTATTTCCCGTTTATGCCATTCATCCCAGATCAGGTTTAGTCCGATTCTGATATTTTTTTTTGCGTATCAGAAACGACATCCCTGCAAACCTCTGTGCAGATGGCGTCTACAAGAGCGCCCATGCCGTAAAAACTTTCTTTGGCAAGCTCCTTGCCGTTTTTAATCAATCTCGCATTGCCCGGGTTCGAAAAATCTTCCACCTCAAGATTTTTTATTTCCCCGATACAGCGATCAAGGATAGTTTTCACATCAAATTTGTATCTGCTTGACGAAGAATCCTCTTCTTTCTTAGATATAAATTCGACATAAGAAATCGATCCGCGATCCTCTGCGGTTGGGCGGATTATTTCTACCGATATGCGCTCCGCTTCCGGCAATTCAAGATTGCCGGCAATGTCAGGAAAAAAGATATATGATTTACATGCGTTGAATTTCATGGAGCAACCTCTTCGGTTACCGTTCTGTAATAGATGCCGGGGTTGTGCGTGCCGTCAACACGGTAATTAAAATTGAAAGGGCATACGCCTTCAATCGGTTTGTCCGTCTGGAAAGATTCTACGACAATCGGGAAGTATTCAAATGCCTCAACTTCGCCTTCGGCGATTGTTTCGCGCCTTGAAAGCATAAAATGATGCGTTCCCGATTTTGCGGGTTCATAAGTGATGTAAGTGCCGTCGTCTGTTATTACAGCGTTAAACTCGTTGATTAGTTCGCGCTGTTCAACGCTGTCAACGTCAACCTGACCGTTAATTGCGCCGGATCTGTCTTTAAAGACGGAGGAGACAAACGCTCTTACTCCGCTTTCCACATCGGCTTGAGTTGTTACATCAAACACCTGACCTTGTGCACTTGCGCTGACATCAGTTGTAAAGGAAAGTTTTTTTAAGGTCATCGGAATAAGACTGTCGCCTGCTGCCAGGGGCTGATCTTTTCTGGCAAAATAAAAATCGCCGGCTTTAAGAGCGCGACCGCGTGTTTTGGAAGGATCGCTTCCTGGAATTCCGCTGTTCTCGGTTGCGCGAGATCGAATCTTGTACCAGCCGGCTGCTGGAACTTTATTGTCCGTGCCGCCTACCAAAACGGATCCAAATAATACTTTGTAAAGAAATCCGTCCTTACCCGTTACTTTCATAATTTACTCCTTGAGGGTTTCACCCTATAATTTGCGCCGGATAAGCAATCGAAACTTCCCAAAGTTCCACATAACTTACCGGCATAGATTTGCTTTCTTCATCAGGATACTCGAAGCGTCCTGTCTGCCGCCGTGTCCAGAGCGCCTTGAGTTTATATTCTTTATCCGCCGTTACCGTTATCTGCATATTCTTCTCGGCAAGCGGCAACAGTTTGCGTGACGCGATTATGGTATCCGTAAGCCACATGCTATGAGTTCCATCGCTTCTGAATTCCGCGTTAAATGTTATTTTTTCCCATCCCAAATTTCCGGTATCAGGGTTTTGCCTGTCGATCCCGGCAAGCTCAACACCCGCTAAATAAAGATCCACGCGCGGACGATTCGCCGAGACCGTCTGCGGCATTAAAACAGCGTCTATTCCAAGAGCTCTGATTGTTTCCAAAAGTGCGTTAATTATTTTTTCCATGTTAATTTTTCCCTTTAAGCGAATTTGACACGCCTTCCTGAATCAGTTTCATAAGATACTGATTGTCTTTTTCGTCAATGTACAAAAACGGACGCGCCGGGATTTTAACTGATTTTGATATAATAAAGAGCGGAAAATCTTCTTTACCTTGCTTGCCCTCTTTTCCGTTTTTCAACGTCTTACCTTTTTTATACGCAAAAAATAGTCTGCCAACTTTGTAAAAACTATAATTATCAGATCGCATAGCATTAATAAGCGATCGCGGCGTATGCGCCCCGTAAGAGCGCATTAAAGTCCTTGTTTTCGCGCTTGCAGGGATGAATAAAGCTTTTGCATTTTTAGGCGTAATGGTTCTGCCTTCCTGCTGAATACGCGCGTATTTCAAATTAGTGCTGGCATCAGCCCAAAGATCACCGGAGTGAGGAGCGATACTTCTCATAAGATCGCCGTTGTCGCGTAATGTTTGGCTTCCTTGTTTTACTTCTTGTGTGAGCGGCGCGTTCGCAGGTTTTATACCTGAATTGATTTTACCAAGAGCGCTGCTTTGTAAATACATCGCCGCTTTTTTCATTGTAGGTGCGAGTCCGCTTGCGATTCTTTTCGCGTAATCGGGCGGTCTCTTTATTACCTTAACCCCCATAACGTGGAAGCTCCGGCGCAGCAATCGCCCCAGACGCAGGTCCCAAGCCGTCATCGTGTTTTGTCGCGATACTGCCAAAATACGTCTCAATCAGATCCGCCGCGTCCTGTTCATTCGCTTTCGCGCGGCTTTCGTTTCCAATGTAAGAAAATAATTCGTAAATCGCGCGTTTCAATACGATGGTTTTTATAACATCATCTGACTCGTCGTAAGTTTTTCCTGTGGTCGCTACCTTGCCGTATACCCAGATAACAGCTTTATGAATCGCGCGTTCTTTTACTTCATCATCAGCGTAGGACGCTGTGCGAAGATCTTCGGGATTCAATTCTTTTTTTAGGTCAGCTATTGTTATAATTGTTTCAGGTATACCCACTTTCAAACTCCTTAAAAAATACCGCCTGACGTTTGCCAGGCGGTATTCGGTTTACGCTGTCTGGAACTTGCCGAACACGATTCCCTTGCGGTTGATAAGCGGGAAAGGTTTGCTCTTTACATAGAGATCCTCACCACGTTGATCCGTTCGCACTTTGGTGAACGCGTAGAACGGCACAGCCTGATTCATGACGACATCGTCAAGACGCAGGTACGGAAGCTTCTGCCCGGCGTTGGTCGCGCGCGCCATGATTTCCAAAGGCTCAACCATGCGCTTGGTTGTTTTCGCTCCGGTGTTGTCGATATCGATCCATGAATCGTTGTCCATGAGTATCTCGAAACCGGCGATGTTGATTT